CTGGTATCTTATTTATCGATCATAATAGCAGGGAGGTCTGAGCATACTCCAACAAAAGCATTATTAAGTGCTTCTGGGAATAATCTCATACCACTAGTAAATGTTCTAGAAACAGGTTTTGAATCTGGTTCTAGGTATTTATTAGCTTCCTTTCTATTATATCTTAAATCTAGCAGCCGGTTTACTTTAGTAAAGAAATTTAATGTTACTTTTCTAAAACGTGGACGCTTTGGAATATCAGTATCCAGAACATAAGAAACAGGATAAATAGTTTTAACCAGTTCAAGTTTTGCTTGAACAAGGTCACTAATTGTCATTGCTTCTGATCCAGGAATCTTTGGGATAACAATGTTATCTTGATCTTCCAGGAGTTCGAAATACTGCTCAATAAACCTAATTAAATAATGTCGGAAAACATAAGAATCCTTTATAGTATCAGAGTTAAATCCTGGCACTGTATAAAGGTTGCAATACTTTCGTATAGCCTCATAGCTTCTCTTTTCCATTTTGCTTCTGGCGGTTTCCAAATCTTCAATTATAGTATCATCAATAACAGAATTTGTTATTGAATGTAACCCAAGTTCATCGCTATAAGGATTCATTACTGAATCCCAATAGTGTAGCATAGAAAGTGTATTTTCAACCCGTGAGGGTCCAAAATGACTTCCACTATCTTGTGAACCAAAGGGTCCTATAATTGCTCACTCTAGGGCTTCCTTATTACCACTTGATACCTTTACGATATCATGTGTTAATAATCTCATCCATTCTCTGGCGTGTCCGTAAATAGAACCACCTTTTCCTAAATAATCAAGAACGAGGGTAGGAATGTGAGCAGGAGCTTTTAAAGCTAATGTTACATTCTTAGGCCCGACTGGACTATAATTAGAAGAAGGAGATACTAAACGTTTCGCGAACTCCATTACACCAATATCCGATTTAATTGATTTTGAAAGATTAATTTCAACACCAAGTAATTCAGTCATAATATAATGGTATTCTTTGGCTACTTCTTCATTGGCAATGACAATGTCATCTCCAAGTAAGCAGTAATCATCGAATCAGTTCTCAAACCCGCACTTTCGTGCAGCGTATTGAACAACGAAGTGATGAGATAAAGAGAAAACCCCTCATGACGATAAAGCTCCCATAGGTTGACCAACAGAAT